TCCACCGTCTCGGCCCCGATCAGGTTGCGGTAGACGATCTGGTTTCCGTAGTCGGCGGTGAACGCCTCGCAGAACGCCGAATAGCTGTGCAGCGAGAAGGTCGGCGTGTTGGTCTTGGTGACAGCAACAGGTGCCTGGAACGACGTGAGCGTAAGCGCCGGGTTGGCCACGACGGTCGGGCGGGTGTAGAGCCCGGTGAACTGAAAATCGAACGTGGGAATCTGGCCGCGCTGCATGTTGATCGACACATTGCCGCGAGCACCTTTGATGATGTGCTGCTGGCCGTCCACGTAGTAGTAAATCGTGCAGGACTTCAGCGCGGTTGACGCCGGCGAGTAGACAACGGACACGCCTGCGTTGGTCGTTTCTGCCATGCCGCACGCGAGCAGGAGCGGACCATATTTTGGCGCCGTGCCTGCCGCGCCACCGCCCGCGATCTCAACCGAGAACGAAACGGTGACGTACGGACCCGTATTGATCTCAGACTGCGCGCCCCAGGTGCTGCGATCCAGATCACGCGTGACGCGGTTTCCGAGCAGCGGCTGCGGCGTTGCGCCCTTGGTAAGGATCGCGTTTGCAACGCCCGTGGGCACAGGATCGGTGCCGTAAGTAACTTCGGTTTTCGCCAATACGGCGACGTTTTTGAAATACAAGGGCATGGTTTAGATCTCCTCTTCGGTGGACGGATCCGCCGAATCGGCGGGAGTGGCTGCGGGAGCGGCTGGCGTGAAGACGCCGTAGGGATCGCCATCGACCTCGACCAGCTCGGCCGGGACGTGCGTGTCGTCGATCAGGTAAAAGCGCCCGCCCTCGGCGGGGTGCTGAGGTGTCGGCATTGCGATCTCCAGAAACGAAAAAGCCCGCGCGAGGCGGGCTTAGGTGGTGGTGCTGTCGGTCGTCAGGCTTCGGTGATGAACACCGAATCTGTGTAGGTCTCACGCCAGAGGCGCAGGCCGCCGATACCGGCTATCTGAGAGCCGTTGGCGTATTCCATTTCAAAGTGGTACTGCGTCTGCTGCCAGCCGAGGAGCTTGGCGCGGATGTCAGCAGCAAGCGCCGGCACGTCGTTATTGATCGTGCAGATCAGGATTCCGTAGTCGTCATTCACGCGCTGCTTCGTGATGTTGTCGAACGCACTTGCCTGCGCGCTACGACCGAGCGAATACACGTACACCGCGGGAAGCGTCTGGGATGCGCTGCACATGTAGGTCAGCTCGACCTGCATGGCGCAGCTGAACAGCATCGGCTCGTCTTCGTAGTCAAAGACCATGTCGGTCGTCTCCAGCGCGAGGCTGGATGCTGCCATCGTGGTTTTGATACTGCTGACCAGATCAAACAGCGCGTCATATCCGGTGGCCTTCACCGTCAGCACAAACGTATCCGTCTGCGTGACAGCGAACCCGTCGAAGCTCTGCTGAGCCGAGCCGATGAGCTGGTAGACGATGGACGGCTGCACTGGGTCTTCGCGCTGCGTCACGGGATACATCCGCGTTGATACAAGCGAGTTCAACAGCGAATACAGCGCGGCACTTGAGTCGTAATTGACCGGCGATCCCGCGGGGTCTGCCGCCACCACCTGGCCGAGCGATACCACCGTCTGCAGACGGCTCACGATTGCGGCGACGTCCATCAGGCGGCCTTCCTGTCCAGATAGCGGGTGACGCCTTGCCAGAAACGCTCAGACATCTGAGCGCCTGCGACATCAAGCGCACCCGCGATGAATTTCTTCGGACGGAACCCGCGCACGTTGGCTGAACGGAACAGCCCGCCGCGGATCGTCATGGCGCGCTTCCGGCCTGCGATGCGTTGCGCCGCAACCTCTGCGCCGAATTTCTTCACCAGGCGCGCGTTGCGCTTTGCATTGCCAGCCTTGTAAGCGCCGGCGAATACCTGGTGCGGCTTGGCGCCTGTCTCTTCCAGAATGTGGACAAGCCACGCCTCGCCGGAATGCGCGGACTGCTTCATGCCTCGGCCGAGCTGGCGCGCAGATAGGCGGACGTTTTGCGGACCGACCAGAATGGCTTCGACGTCCTGCGCCACGCCGGCCCTAGACTTCGCTGTGCCACTCAACTGGCGATGACCGATGGATCGTGCAAGCGCACCCGTCAGGCGCGGAGCCAGCGTGCGCATGGCTGCCTTCAACGGCTGCGATCCGTACACCAAGCCCGAGCGCACAGCCTTCTTCTGCAGACCGTCGGCTTGCTCAAGCAGGCGTTTGCGAATGTCGGTAATGCCTTCGTCTTGCAGGTCAATCATTGACTTGCCTGCACATCAGGACGAGCTCACGGCGACGCGCCCGCGGCGTGATCGGCGGCCCGACGACCTCGAGCACTTCGGATCCCCACACCACACGGCTCCCACTGGTGACACCGCTGATGTAGCGCATGCGCACCTTGTAGGTGATTTCGGAATTCACCTGCTGCGCGGCGTAATACTCGCGCCCATCCAGCGGTGCGACGTCTGCACGAACGGTGGCCAGCGTCGTCCAGGCGTCCACCTCGGCGCCCCGAGCAGAGCGCGTCGGCGTGTTGGATTGGACGCTTACCGTCTCACGCAGCAGCTGCATCAGACGACCATCCGGCGATGCGGAGCGAGCAGCAGCTCAAAGCCTAGCGTGGCCGCGGTGTTGCTGATGCCCTGCACGCTTTCGGTGGTCTGGTCGAACAGTTCGGCCATGCGGAGCAGCACTGCCTGGCTGAAGTCTTCAGGCACCAGATCAGCCGAGGCGTAACCCACGACCATCGTGATGCGCACCGCACCCGGCTTGCCGTCTCTCGTGTCCGGCCATGAATCGACCGGCAGAATCCGCGGCGCGAGGCCGGCGATATCTGCATAGAAGTCTGTGCCAGCGGTCAGCGTCTGCTGCACGTTGTTGGTGTCGTCGTACTGGACGGACGTGATGGACTGCACCGGATACACCCCGAGGTCTATCTCGGCGTCTCTCTGCTGGTTCCAGCCAGCAACGGCGTACTGCCACGACCGCACTTGCGTCACGCCGGGGAAGCTGTCGAGCTCGAGGCGTACGGTCTGCGTCATTGCACGCATACCGGTGTGCGCTTCCGCCTGCAGCCGAGCAGCCTTGATCAGCCGCAGCAGTCGAGCGTCGTGACTGGTGTCGTCGATGATGGACACCTGCGCCTTCGCATCGCTCAAGCTCACCGGCTCTTCGGTTGGCGCCGTGACGGTAACGAGCTTCATGCGAGGCTCTCGGCGTAGGCCACGGCGTCGGGATCGGTGTCGATCACGCCGATGGCGACAAACTGCTCGACCAGCTCGGCCGGAACGTCAACAACGGAATCAGCCCTGCCTAGCGGGCAGTCAGTCAAAACGCGCGCGCGCACAGCGCCCGCCACGTCGGGTTTCTTTCGAGCCATGGTGTCGTCTCAGAAAGAGAAAAGAGGTGCGCCCGCCACCCGAAGATGGCGAGCGCGGCGCCGCATTAAGTTGCGGAGTGCTGGTAGAACTTCACAGCGCTGGTGTCGAGCAGGTTGCCGCCCGTGCGCATCCACGCGAGGAAGCCCACCTGGCCGAGCTTGGCGTAGGCCGAATCAGTGAAACGGAACATGGAAATGTCCATGGCATCACGGATCACGTACTTGCTGAAGTCACCGAACAACAGCGTCTTGGCGTTCGCAGCAGGCGCGGCCATGTCGTTGTTGATGTACAGCGGGTAGCCCATCAGCAGGTCGTAGGGGACCGCAGCGCCAGCGTCGTTGTAGCCGCCGTGGCGGTCACCGTTCACTGCGTTCTGGATGCCCTGCAGGTCGTTCGGCGTCCAGAGGGGACGGTTCTGGCCGTCCTTCAGCTTGCGCAGCACACGCACGAGCGTGTCGGGCGCCATGAAGACGCAGCGGCTGCTGCGGTAAGCCGGATCCACGCTGTGGATCAGGTCGATCACGTCCTCGAAGATGATCGTGAGCGTCTGGCCGGTGGTGCCGACCTTACCGCTGGAGGCCTTGGGAACCACGCCGTCAGGCTGGGTGGTGCCGGTGCCGACCGTGAACGCGGTGTTGGTCACACGGCCGAGGCGCTGCGCCAGGCGGGCCATGATGAACGCCTCGATGTCCACGACAGCGTCCTGCAGCAGCTCGATCGGAGCGGCCACGATCTTGGACGATGCCTTGAACACGTTGAGGCTGACCGTGCCGAACACCGGGTCCGCGGATGTCGCGGTGACGTTCTGCGCAATCCACTCACCGGTTTCCGACGTGCCGTCGCTGGTCGGGAAGCTGAGCGGCTTGCCGTCTGCGGTGGCCAACACGGTGGACACAGCGCGCATGGCGCCGAACGCCTTCATGCTGTCGATGAGGTTTGACGAGATCAGCGACGGAACGGTGAAGCCGCCCTCGGAGCCGGTCGTCGTGCTCATGGTGTTGGTGAATGCAGCGAGCTGCTCGGAGGTGAAGCCCTTCTCGCCCTTGCGCGCCCAGGTGTTGAACAGGCCGCGCTCGGAGACGTCGGAGGCCGACACTTCGGCAACGCCGAAGGCCTTCTCGGCATCCAGATCGGCGAGCCGCTGGACGTTCGAGATTTTCTGGTCGATGTCGCTGATCTCGTTGGTCAGGTTGTCGTAGGAAACCTGGTTGTCAGCGGACCAGTCTTTGCTCACGGTGGAGTCGAGCAGTTCGCGCGCTTGGCTGGCAACTACTTTGCGGCGCTCGCGCAGGTCATTTACGTTCAATGCCATGGTGGCTTTCCTCTGTGGTAAAAAAAAAGCCGCCAAATGGCGGCCGTATCGAGCGAGGCGGCGAGCGCCGTTGCTGCGATTTCGAGGCGAAAAAAAAGGCGCCCGGAGGCGCCTTTGTTTCGGTGGTGTTTTGGGTTTAAGCGGCGAGCTTTTCCAGCAACGCCAGACGACGAGCGCGGTGCTCGTGTTCGTGATTCACAACGGATTGAGGCTCCGGCTGCACTGCAGGCTTCGGCTCGAGCAGTTCCTGCGGTGCGTTCCGGTAGGCCGTCAGGTTCCAGCGGTTGCTGGCCTGCTTGCCGGTCTCGACACGGTCAGCGAAGCCTTGATCCACCGCGTCCTGCGCGGAGAACCACGTCTCTGCATTCATCCAGTCGCCGATCTGTGCTGCCGGTTTGCCGCTCTTGGTGACGTAGTCGGCGATGAAGCTGTTGTCCAACTGCTCAAGCGTGCCCGCCATGCTGAGCATGTCGCGGCGGTCGCCAGACACTCCGGCCTGCGCGTTGTGGATCATCATGAAGCTGCCGCCTGCCATCACAACGGAATCAGCAGCAATGGCGATCCAACTGGCGGCGCTGGCGGCGAGGCCGTCGATATAGGCCGTCACGGTGGCGGGATGCTCTTTGATGGCGGTGGCCATGGCGCGTCCGTCGAAGACTGAACCACCCGGCGAGTTGATGCGCAGATTGATGTGCTTCGCGTCGATGCTGTTCAGCGCCTGGACGAAGTCCTTGGCCTGCACGCCGTCCCATCCACCGATCATGTCGTAGAGGTAGACCGTGGCGATGTCGGCATTGATGACGACATTGAGCGTTTCGCGCGGTGTCGTCATGTTGCAAATCTCAAGCTGGCTGCGTTGCATTGGCTGCTCCTGCCTTCATCAGTTCGTCACCACCGGCAACCGGTGGCAGGTTTTTGAGGCGTCGCACCTCGTTGATCGTCATCCAGCCTTGAGCGCCGGGACCACCCAGTGCGCGCTGGAAGTAGTCGGCCTGCGCGGCGTTGTCGCCTTCCAGCCAGCCGGCGCGGTTGAATTCCATGAAGTACCGCTCACGCGTCGGCCAGAGCTTGCGGTTCAGCTCTTGCTCAATCATCACCAGGCGCGGGTTCAGCGTGAACGTCAGGAACGCGCGCAGGATCTCGGCCACGCCTGATCCCCAGCTCGACGTCTTCTCGCTTTCACCGATCAGCACTGGCGGCACACCGAAGGCGCGCGCGATGTCGATCACCTGCCACTGGCGGGTCTGCAGCAGTTGGCTGTCTGCAGGGTTCAGTGACACCTGCGAGACCTTGCCGCCGTTGACCAGGACAAGCGGACGGTGCGAGTTATCAACGCCGGAATACTTCTCGTCGAACTGCTTTCGCAGGAAGTCGGCCTGCTCGGGCTTGGGTGCCACGCCGGCGGGGTACTCGATTGCCACGCTTGGCGCGGCGCCGCGGCTGAAGAAGCCGCCGGAGAACTTGTCGGCTGCCAGCGCGGTGCCCACCGCCTGGCGAGCGGCGTACTTGATGACGCTCTCACCCTGCAGGCCATCGAAGCCGTAGCCGGGGAAGTGCAGGATGTCCTCCTGCAGGATCCCGCGCGTCTTGCCGTCTTCCCGGTAGGCGTAAACGAGGCGGCCCTCGACACCTTCCGAGATCACCACCTCTTCGCGCTCGAGCGGCACGATGGCCTTAATGGCTGTGCTGCCTCGGCTGACTCGCTGAATCTCGGCGATGCCGTCGCCCTTCAACAGCATCGAGGCGATCATGAACTCCCAAAACGAGGCGGCCGTCATGGCCGGCGTCGGCTGTTCGTTCAGCATCCACCACACCGGATGATCGACACGCTCCCGGCCAGCTGCCGTACGCTGGTACACCGGCAGCGGGGTGCTGGCGATCGTGCCGGCAATCAGGTTGACGCAGGCATAGACCGCGGACGAGCGCTTCGCTGTCAGCGGGGTGACCGATTCACCAGACGACACCGGCATCACGCCGAACGCATCCCACAGTCCGCTGTCAGCGCTCTGCCAGCCGGAAGCGTTCTGAAACTCAGCGCGCAGCGCCTCGAGCTGGCGATTCATTTCTTTCTGTGTCGTCAGACCGAACATCAGATCACCATGCACAAGTCGGAGTTGGTTTGTTCGTCAACGGTCGCCCCGCTCACGGCCATGGCTAACGCCACCATGCCGTCAATTCGGCCGGTGCTTTTTGTCTTGGTGAACTTGCGGTTATCCGCCGGATCGCGCTGCACGGTGGCGTTGGCCGCGCACATCGTCAGGATCGGGTGCATCCCGTGGCGCAGCTGGCGCGCCAGCAGCAGCGTCTCCAGCTCGCGCAGTGCTGGGCTCATGCTCACGAATCCCTGCCCAAAGTCGGTGAAACGGTCCATTTCTTCGTCAGAGAATCCGGCGCGCGCGAGGCATGGCTTCAGAAAGCGCATGTTGTAGCGGTCGAACGCCACGCCGCGGACGTCGCAGTTGTCAAACAGCCAGCGCAGGTACTCGGCGATAAAGTCGTACTGAATCGATGCACCAGGTGTGGCGCGCAAGAAACCCTGCTGCTGCCACACATCCCACGGCACGCGATCGGCTCGCGCCTTGTCTGCGAGCCCATCCTCTGGCAGCCAGAAGGTGGGGTGAACATCCCAGCCGTCATCGCGCTGGCTTACACCGACAAGCGCAGTCAGGTCGCTGACGCTGGAGAGATCGAGCCCGAACCAGCACGGTCCAGACGGCAGTTCGCCGGCCGGCATGGCTCCGTTTTCTTCCCACACGCTGCGGCTGACGAACGGCTGCCGCGCTTCCACGCGCTGATTCAGAATCAGGTTGCGGTAGCTCGATTCCCGGCTCGGCATCCGCTTTGCGTCCTGCGCCTGGCGCTGGACTTCGTCGATGTTCATGAACTGCGCGAGGTGCGGGTTGGCCGCCTTGATGGCCGCCATCCCAAACGGGTCGGCATCCATCTGCGCCGTGTAGAGCGCGAGCTTTACGCGCGGATCTGCGCCCGTCTTCGCATCGTCGATCAGCAGCGAGAGCAGGTCGGCATCGGTTGGCGCCTGCGTTGAGATGACCACCGAGAGCGGGTCAGCCTGCGCGGCGCTAGCTGTCTCAAGCGCTTCGTACAGCTCGGAGCGCGGCCCTTTCACTTGGCCCAGCTCGTCATGCACTACGAAGCTCGGCGAGAGGCCGTAGTTGGTGCTGGCGTCGGCAGAGAGTGCGCGGTACACCGTCCCCAGCTCGGGACACAGCAGTGACTTTGCTGTATCTCGGATCTGGACGACTTGGCACAGATCAGGCGACAACCGCACCATCTTGCTGGCCAGCGAGAACAGGATCCCGGCTTGGTCGCGGGACTGTGCCGCGCTGTAGAGCTGCGAGTTGGCTTTCGCTTCCGGCCCCACCAGGTGGAGCAGTAGCAGCATCGCCGAGAACGTGGTCTTGGCGTTCTTCCGGCCCATCGACAGGATAAATGTCCGGGTCGGCGAGTCGTAGATCAGCTGCAGCCACTCGCGCTGTTGCTTCGTCAGCGTCACAGGCTGGCCTACGAGCTTGCCCTCTGGCACTCGCAGGT